GTCCCATTTCACGGTAATATTAGGAGTTCTTCCTCTACCAGCTAACATATTTCTAACTGATTTTAGGAAGTTGATAGCGTTTTCACCACCAGTTGAACCTCTATTAATAATATCATCTTCTAGGTGTTCTAGGTGTGTGTTTTTATCTTTTGTAAAAAACCCTTTAAAACTAAACATTTTTTTCTCTCATTTCTATCCATTATACCAAAATACATTCCATTTGTCAAGCACTATTTTGTCGCAGCCTCTATAATATATTCAATACCATTATTTATAAGGTTTATTAAGTGAAAAATATACTTGCCGATTTCACTAGATTATGATATAATAATATGATATATTATACAAATAATTATGAAAGGAAACAATATGACATATAATATAGAAGACATGAAAGTAGATAATGAATACAATATCAAGACGCCTGAAGATAAACTTATAGGCTATTTTCACCACATTGATAAAGACTTATATGTAGTTTATTATAATGATGAAGAAGATGAAGAAGACTTTAGAACATCTGACGAATATTACGCTGATGATTTAGAAGAAGCTAAAGAGATTGCTGTTGAGTATGCTACTAACTCTTATATTGAAAATGAAGTAGAAAAAGACCATAAGTAAAAATATCCTCCGAAAAATTTTCTATAAAAACAGTACGGATTGGAAAGACATCCTGGAAAGCAAAAAAGACTAGTCCAATATGGCCGTTGGATGTTATTACATTTATAGATTAAACTTTATAAACGGCCAGCCAATAGCGTTTTTTCTAAGGATTTAAATCTATCGTAGAACCACGAATGACAACTGCCTGTGTGGTATTGTGTGTTGTAGTGCCTTCTACATTCTTTATTTCATTACCTGAAACGGCCATAGTATAGTTGCCATCTACCTTGACATTGTAGTCACCACCACTATTTACATTAATATTACCATCAACTGTAACAAGATTAATGTTGCCTTTATCCACCTGTATGTTAATATTAGCGTTGGCGCCTATCTGTATATCGTAGTTATTGTTTTCTGTACCACTTTTGTTAATGTATATCTTATGACGGCCATCTATAGAAAGGTCTGAATTGCCTGTAATTTGTGCTTGCCTTTTACCTGAAACTAGTGTATAATGGTCGCCCTTAATTACTTCTACCTGAGTACCGTCTGGATGGATTTCTGTACTTGTGCCTGTCTTATGGCGTGTATGTATTCGTTCATTGTCTGGCGTATCGTCATATTCAACAATATGGCCGCTCTCACTTTCAAACACTCGATTATATGGATACACCGTGGCATACGGTATTTCTGGTTGGTCAAATGTGTCACCATCTGACGCAGCTATACTAGAACCATCGGCCGCCGTTACTGGATTAAAGTCTGCCGTTGCGACACCAGTTATTCTTGTAGACCTACGAAGCGTTAAAGATAGGTGAGGATTGGTCTCCGAACCATCCTCCTTTAGATTTACTGCTAATCTGTTAGTATCTACTTCATCCTTATACTTTGGATATACACCGTTAGGGTCGTAAAATCCTTTGTCTGTATTTGCCAACTCAAACGGCCGACCAGGTATAGAACCTAATACAACTGGTTCTTGCATACTGTCACCATCTCTAAAGTAACCAAACACCCAACTTCCTTCTACCAAAAAACTAGGAGAATGGCCTAGACCTGAGATGCTTGCTCCCGTAACAGGCATAATACATTGTGACCACGGTAAATCGGTAGTAGGTAAATCGGTCTTGTTATCTGTATGAAGGCCAATACAACGCACCTTCACTCTTCCAAGATATTGTGGGTCAAACCTGTCTTCTACGACACCAGTAAACCAGTGAAATCCGTTACGGCCTGCAAAATTTTTATCTGTAGTCATTTGTTTTTTCTCGATATTTGTTTTGTTTTAATACGCTAGCCATACGCATTTATGAACCATTTACTCCGACCTTACGCAAGACTGACTTTAGCTTCTGGCCTATCTCTAAACCCTTGTTCCGTATAGGTTTAATCTCTGCGTATAACGACTTTATCTCTGTGTACACGCCCTCTTTACCCTTAAAGAAATAAGCATATTTTACTCTATCAATTGCCTCATATACACTCATTGTTTATCACTCTCTGGTTTACACTCTCCACAACACTCAGGCGTCCCACAGTTAATATGTATGTCTTTGTCAATCGGTTGTGATGGCCATTGTACTGGCGATTTCTTACTGTCATTCTGTTCATTTATAGTGTCACTCATTTGTTCTATGCCTTTCTCTATCTATATGCCTCTGAAACTGGCCTTTCTACATGGCTATGCTCGGAAGCGTCGGAAATCTCTTATACTCTCTCATCCTCCTCATAAAGGTTTACAGCGTCTTTCTTTTCTGTTAATACGGTCACCTCGTCTAACCCTTTTGGTAAATCTTTTAATGTACTGTCTTTGACTGCTCGTATATTCATGGTGTGTTTTTGATTTACTATGTCAAATTTGTGTTTTAAACTTAACATTAAGTATCTTCCACTATAATAAGGGTTGGTCTGTTGCGCCTGGTCATGGGGTACATTTTGTTGTAATGGTAGATTAAATGTAATGATATTACCTACATTCATTCTTGTTTGACCTGGTACTGTTAATAATAAATGATGATTTGCCATTTGAGCTCTTTGTGATACTTTGTTAGGTAGTATATCTTCAGGTGGTGTAAATTCGTAATCATTATGTACCGATTTGGTGTCCACAACACTCATTAATTTAGCTTCTGAAAAGTCTGATAACATTTTACCTGTATCTTCGTAATATACTAACGGTTTTAGATAATTACCATCTGCCCTTGCACCGTCATTGTGTTCCGTATGATAATGGTCAACATATGAATCATGGTAATCATAATTAAATGTACTAATCTTTTTATTAAAAATATCATGCGTAATAAGTTTATTTGCTAAAAGACCTTTGTTTATTTCTGCTAATGTATTGACTACATTTTCAAATGAATAACTATCTGGTGATTGTAAATCCATTACAATATTCTTTTCCATGCCATCATTACCTGCACCACGCAAATTAGCAGGTTGCATTGCGTATTTTTCTATTGACGGTCTTGCAACGGTGCCTGACATAGCCATCATTGACTCAAAACTTCTAAAATTAAACCCTTTTGTTGTTTCGTAAAACAAATAACCTGCGTTCTTGTACTTATCTGACACAGCCTGGTCTGCAAGAAACTTGATTGTTCTAATTGGTTTAAAATTTGGTATAACATACTTACTATTGGTTGCTGTTGGTTCTGCGTAAACTCTTTTTCTACTGTCAAGGTATTTTTTATCTTGTACTAATTCGTAAACAGCATTTTCTACAGGTCCACTAAATGCTCTACTTACACGATTTAAACTATTTCTATATGCTTCTCTACTGACAAAATGTATTCTATACATTGACTCACGAGCAGTACCACTTGTTCCTCTGACCTTTTCAATTTTGTATATGTTAAAACAATCGGTTGTGCCTTCTATAAATTTAATTTCATCTTGTCCAGGTGTAAATACATGAAGTTCTAACTTTTCTAAACCTGTGATAGGTAACATGGTTCTAAAATCTACACCATCTACTACATCTATAGTTCCTGACATAACAGGCATAGTAATATCTTCGACTAAGGTAATTGCCATAGTCTGTGGTAAAATATTTTGTCTTACTGATTTTTCTGAATTATTACCCTTACGATAGGATATTATGTTACAAACTTTTATCCTAAAATCGCCTGCGTAATTGATGATGTTATCTTGGTTGTCTGAAGCTGCCATATCTCATTATCTTTGTACTAATCGTTCAAATTCTTCAACAAATTGATTTAAGTATGCCTTATCTAGCAATTTAATTTGTCTTTTTTGGTCTTGTAATCTTGATTCGTATTCATAGTTAGACACCGATTGTGCGTCTGCGTCTGTACTATTAACTTCAATTTTGTGTTCGTAATCAGCAGGTCCGTTACCTGTCGTAGAACCACTTGATTGGTCTTTCTCATAATGATGTATTGCTTGAGGGTTATCATACTTTTGCGTAACATATTCCTCAAATGCACTATTAGTTAATGGCCAGTCATAAAATCTATCTGTAATATCATTCATTAAACAAATAACCCAAAAATAATCTGTACTACCAAAGTGTTTATATGATATTGTTTCTGGTGTGTCACCATCTTGTATATCATATGTTGCCATTAATGCTAAATTGTTTTTAACATTATCTCTGACTTTCATTCTTCTAAAAATATCTTTTACAAGTGTACCATTGCCGTTGCCTTCTAGGTCATACACTCTATTTGGAAATGTTTCAAAATATTGTGGCATATTAGTAATTCTTCGCTATTTCTTTTTTCGTTAAAATTGTTGTTTCTATGAAACCTAATGTCATTGATATTTCTACAGGAGCTGCACCTTCAAAATCAAATTGTCTAAATGTTTGAAAGCCATCAC